AGTTTCTGATCTGTACTTCCCAACCTTCGTAAACGGTCTCTAACTCCTTTATTTTGGATTTGAGTACCTTTAGTTGTTCGATAGCGTGTTCAACGTCCTGAGTGGCTGTAATCACGCCAGCGGTGCTAACTGGATAGACCAGTTTAGTTTGATCGACTGTTTCCGGTGTCGGCAAGGTGCCTAATTTGACATGACTCCAGTTGACGGCCATCTTTTGGATAAGTTCTGTCTTTTCTGCTTCTGAAATCTCAAAGACATAATGCTTGAACTCTTGGCCGCCGAATAAAACTGCAAAGCAGACTTTGTTGACGTTGTGCACCGCTGCTTCGTGAACCAATTGCGCGTAGTCGGCTGGCGGGATGCGACCCTGTTCAAAGTCGTACTTATTGCGCGTAGCGGCATTGTAGTTTTTGGCTTCGACAAGGGTTGATCCGTCAGCAGAAATTCCATCGAAATGGCTCCGAAACCAGTCTTCAGTCGAATGGGTAAGTTGATAATCTGCATCTTTCACTTCCATTTTAAGTGCGTTTTGAGCAAGCCTGAGAATCGTTGGCTGCATCACATGGCCCATCTGCACAGCTTCGATCTCAGACAAGTCTGGCGCGTCTTGCTTACCTTGTTTAATCAGGATTTGGTCAATAGCACGACCGTTGGCAGCTTGCCTAGTATCACTCGCCCACCAGGCGCTGTTGCGTACTTCAGGTGCGAAATCGTCTTGATTGTTCATGTTGAACCTTTAAAAAAAGTAACTAACTTTGCGGAAAATAACTTTGCGTGTATGCGACTTCATAAAAACGCCGAGTTCAGGAAAATACCAGAACTGTTTACGGTAATAGCGCATCTTCATTGGTCACCCTTATAAATGCACTCAATACAAGAACAGAACCCTGTACCGCAATGCTGTGGGCGTTTACTTTCTAGATGATATTGCGCCACAATTTTGCCGTCAGGCAATATGAGTGATTTAGTCTTGATGTCATGGCCTTGTTCGCGCAGCTCTTTAATCCTAGCGGCTAGTCTGAAACATCCGCACCCATGTAACGCCTCGAGGGGCGTTAAGGGGCGTTGCTCCAGAGCCTGTAAAATCCATTGGCTCTGGGACATGGTTAGACCTCTTCTTTCAGTTCAAAGTATTTAGCTTGAGTACCGCAACCAGTATGGTCATAAGTACGCTCTGCTGCTGCGCTGCTATCTTTGAATTGTTCTGTGCCGTAGACCAGGCTAATGCCCATTGGTCGGTTGCACTTTGACAGACTATATTTGTCGTTTTTGAAGTGTTTGCAGTTGATGCAAAATTTGACTTCCTGCTGAACCTGATCCATCTTATACCCCTTATGTAAGAACCTAATTAAGTTGAACTACACACACACTATACATCAAATAATCATATAACAACAACTATTTATTGATTTGTTGTATTTTTGTCTTTGAGCTTGGCCTCAATGGCACGACCAAAATCAATGGCGCATTTCATATTAAAAGTTCCATCGTCCACACATTCACAGGTCATGCCTGTAAGCTCAAATTCATGCAACCCGACCCATTCTTTGTTTGGCTCTTGCTCAGGCTTGGCTAACTCTTGCTCAAGTGCTGCAATAACTTTCTGTGCGCTGATGCGGGTTTCAATACACGCTGTTTCAGGATATACCGCAATTAAATCTTTTAATGCCCACGCTGCATCTTGTAATAGTTCACGGCTCATTTCAATCTCCTGAACATTGGCAAATCAATACGGGCAAGCGTCTTAAGTTCTTTAGCGCAGGTAATCCATCCCCCTACCCATTCACGCCACCACAACCCATCTTTAAAATAAATGTGCGGTTTATTTGGTGTTGGTTTCATTGTTGTTCCTTAAAAAGTCAATAACCGCATAAAACGTAAGACCAAAAAGCCCAACCATTGAAGCAGAAAACAAAATCAAAATGGCTATGTTCATTTTTTATTCCTCGCTAAGATGTTCCAACATTCAGACAACGCATCAGAGGCATCTTCAATGTAATCAAAGTCTGCCTCAAGGTTTAAACTCATTGCGCAATGCTCGTCATTTGTTTGAGTGCAAGTAACGTACAGCGTTTGCCATGCGTGACCGTACATTTCAGATGCTGATGTTGAATCTATTTTGACGGGGCTGTTGCAAACGGGGCAGGGTAGTAAGGTCATTTAGATTCCCCTATTACTCGCAACGCTTCTTGAAATTTATTTTCTGCATCAACTTGGTTTTCTGCTGTGGGCATAAGCCTGTATTCCCGAATTGCCACCAATGCGCTACACATCGTAGACCATTTGGTTGGCTCGGGTTCAGGCTTAATACGATACTGCGATGGCTCAAAATTCCATTCAATTGAATTTTTATTAGTAAACTCCACCCATTGATTTAATGTATATGACCAAGACTCAATTGTTTCACCCGCCGCCCACGCAACAATCATGTCGTAATGTTTGTGTTTCATATCTATCCCCTAGTTAAAATTAATCACCACAAAAACACGCAATACCTTCTTCGTCTTGGTCAAACATAGACAATTGTTGTGATGCAAACTGCACCATACTTGCATAACTCGGCCGGTCTTTGCGAAATGTCGCACCATCGGGACGGGACGCTAACGCTAACGCTTCCATCTGTGCCCACCAAACCGCCCTCTCTGGCTTCTCAGCAATCAATGTAGCAACTTGATTCATCGGTTTAAGAAAACATAAGTCACAATTACCCGCTAAAGTCCTGCCTTTATACGTTGGTAACTCCAAGTTAAATGCTTGTTTATCCCAAAATTCACTAATGTGTTGCACAGTAACACCGGCTGTGTAAAGCGGAATCCTACGTTTATCTGCAATCTTAGTTGCCCGTCTCGCTTCATCGTAACGAAGCCCTATCCAAGAGGCGTTTTCTAGCTCTGATTTAGAACAATCGTCAAAGAGTCCTGATTGTTTTAAAAAACACGCCATCGTGCGAATCTTTAGCTCTGAAGTACAGAACCTGGTGACAGGATTCGGTAAATAGTTTCTTTTACGAATAATGGCCTCAAACGGCTCACCATTTCGTGCCGCTGTCTCGTAAGTCACCTCTTTATATCGACTAATTGGGTCTTCATGGTCTTGATACTCTATCCAATGTATCTTTACACCCCAATTAACAGAACAATCATGTACAAATTTAAGCGTGTTTTCTTCCTCTTTTCCTGTGTTAGCAAAACATACGATACCGTCATCAGGCATCTTCCCATCATGCGCCTGTAAGACCTGATAAAGCATATACGCCGAGGTTCTACCGCCAGAGAACGATATACACGTTGGTTCAGTTATCACATATGGATTCATCTAATGCCCCTATAACCACTTGTCTCTTCCCGAAAACCCCCCTACCCCATGACAGAGTAAGTGAGTATCGGCTCTTCCCCCTCTCGGGATACGCATGGTAACCATCGGCTACACCCCTGGGCTTGCGTATTCAACCAGCCCCACGGATTCTTGCGGATTTGCACCGGCTCATATGACATCTATGGCTTACCGTGTATCTCTTTTCTTGGTAGCAGCGAAGATACGCCCATTGTTAACGCAACCAGTACGGATGCCCTAGAAAACAAAAAAGCCGCTTTAGAGTGCACCTTGTTGGTCGACCCTCGCGGGACATTCTTTGATAACTCTTCTCAACGACAGTTATCAAAAAATCAAGATACACACTAAAACGGCTTAGATTTGTCGACCAAGACAACGCCTGATTTATAACACACCTTTTCCCCATTGTGTAGCCATAGCGTCTGCAATACCTTGAAAAGTTTTTGATCTACTTTTACCTTTTGCGTTTGAATACCACTTGGGCATCTTCTTACCGCTTTGAAACGTAATAAATTCACCTTTACCTACAATCTTGGTCGGGATCAATGGCGGTAAGTTTTTTAACCATAAACACGTTGTTTTCTGAAACTCATCACCAAATTGCCACGGCTGTATGATCTGCTCCGGCTTGCGTATGCGCGAGGAAATAACGCTTACAGGGTTTTCTATGCAAATTCTGTCTATCGGTGCATCCATCAGAGCCTGAACAAACTCTAAAGCCTCGGCCTGTAAGTCTGCTTTCTTATGAAAGTGTTTGGCCCCTGATACCGCTAAATGAGTGCAGGGCGGGTGCGCGATCATTAAATCCCAACCATCGTTTAAACAGTCTAGAACGTCACCCTGATAATGCCAACCAGGCGAGTCAGAGGGCATAATGTCGCACGATACAGCCCAGTGACCTGCACGGGTGAACGCATCCCGTACCGTGCCACTATATTCACAGGCAATCAATACTTTCACTTGGTCACCTTTGGGTCAAGGGGCCGGTATTTGTCCCAAGTTTTCCGAACATCGGTTTGTTCACTTTTGACATATTTCCAGTCTGGATCAAGCAACCCAAACCGTAAACGAGGTTCAACGGCGGCCTCAATCCCTAGGTCTTCCGGATACGCCTCAGATTGCAAGGCGCGCGCGGGAGATTTTTCCTCTATATGTGCACGCCCGTACCATCGAATACATAACCCAGCAAAGCCAATGAGTGCCAAGACGGCGTAAAACAAAAAGATACAGTCGTAAATATTCATTTTCTACAGCTCCTGAAAATAGCACTTTATAGGCGTTTGTTTAAAAAGTAATACTAGGATAAGTACAGGCGGTAAAAAAGCCCCTAAAGGGCTTTAAACGGGTTATAGAGTGGTTGACAGTTACAGTTTAGCTAAAAACAGGTTTTTATAACCTGTCGTTTTATCCTGTTGCATTTTTGGTAAATAGATTGCAATTGACCCGCGTTTGACCATGTCACGCAATTTTTGAGTACCTAGTACGCGCTCGTAATCGGTTGTTACTCTGTATTGCACGCCATTCAGACGAACAGCAATGTAACGATCCTGAGATTGTGAATAAAAATAATGGTTCATGTCATACCCCTAGATAAACAGTGAAAGGATAAAAGCCACAGCCAAAAGAGCCAAAGCAATAGCGTCAGTTAGTAATTGTTTGTTTGTCATAGTGAACCCCTTAGAATGATGAGCAGTAGACGATTGTGTCGTTATGGGTGACACCAACGACCTGAGTATTGTTGTAGAGGTAATCAAGTACGGCTCGCTGAACCTGGTCGTCCTGCAAGCCCTCAACGTCAATTGAATAGTTGCTTGCAATCTCTTCAGGTGTTGATTCTGCATACTCACAACACAGCTCGACTACGTCTAAGTCGTAGGAAGAATCAATTTCTTCTAGATACTCAAACAATAAGCCAAGAGCCTCATAGCTGAACTGTGACTGTCTGCCGCATTGAGCAAAGGCAGTACGGAAGTCTGAGAGTTGTACGGTTTGAATCATGGTCTAGCTCCTAATAAGTTACCTGATATGTGATATGCGTTATCTAACGCACAAGTAATTAGAACATGAATTTATTATCTTGTGTGAGCAATACTCGCAAATACTCACAATAATCGTATAGGTGTTTACACTAATAAGCAATACTTAGTGTTGTTGTATATATATCTAATTATTCTAATTATTATAAGGGACATAGTAATCTAATTAACTATATACATCAACTGGCGACCCGAGCGAAGCAAAGGGCTAGGCGACGAAGGTATGCAACCCTCTACCCTCTACACACATGGGGCCAATGGGCCACTACTATATACATATCCGGATACATCAATACCCTGACACTGTAGCCATACTCAAATGGTCATGGGACTAGCGCGCATTCGCAATATGCGAATACTCTAGACGTCACAGCTCGAGGCATCGTTGCAGCGTGGCCGGTGATGGGCTGGAGGGGCGGCTGGAGGGTGCACCATTCCTTTCCCCCCCCAAAGAAAAATAGGCTTTTGCTGAGTATCTGTTATTATTTGCACATTGAGTTAGGGGGTGTAGTAGATGATACAAGTAGATAAAGATATACCAGTGCCGACTAGGCGAACACGGACGTTATATCCGTATGAGTCGATGGAGATTGGGGATAGTTTCTTTCTTGAGGATATGCCGTTGCAGCAGGTGTGTAATAGCAATCTTAGGGCTGCCAAGCGGTACGGTAAGAAGTTTGTAGCCAGGACTGAAGACGGGGGGGTACGGGTATGGAGGATCGTGTAAATGACTTGCTAGACAAGTTGATGTTGGTTCATCTGGAGAAGGTATTAGACCTATTAGAGGATGAAGACAATGATGAAGACGCAGAGGTGTATGAGGCGGCTAAGAAGTTGTTTGTTTACTTTGGAGGTGAATTAGATGAGTATTAATGTGAACGGTGCAGAGGTGATTGAGGAGTTGATCCAGACGGCTGAAGAGGCTGCGAGGAAACAGTACCTTGATCGTGTGTGGTCGATGAACAAGACTGAGATGTTTGGTGAGTTAATGCGTGTGCACACTGAGAGCAATCGGTTATTGCTGGTGGCTCAGACGCAGATACAGGCGCTACACGAGCAGATCTTGAAGTATGGCAACCCAGTACACTAGGGAACTGTACAAAAGCCGTGTAGACCTCATGGTGCAGATGCAGCGTGCTTTAGCTTGCCGAACCAAGAAGCAAAAGATTAAGCTCGCACGCGAGTGGAAAGAGAAATACTCTGAGAATATGTACAAAGAGTTGATTGCGTGTGCAAAAGATAAACGTGTACGCGCCAACATTGTGAACTGGGAAAATGATGGCCGCATTTAATTTGCAACAGTTCTACAACTTCTGTAAGCAGCTCAAGATTGAAACTAAAGAGCAGGGCTTACGCAAGATGGATAACTTGCTTGGCACCCAGAAGTATGTGATGAGTGAGATTGCCAAAGGACTAGAAGAGGATGTTCACTTCTTTACTATCCTCAAAGGCCGGCAACTTGGCATTACGACTATCTCCCTCGCCCTCGACCTGTACTGGCACTTTATCAACCCTGGTCTTCAGGGAACACTGACCACCGATACAGAAGAGAATCGGGATATGTTTCGTTCTACCTTGTCGATGTACATGGAAGGCTTGCCAAAAGAATACAAGATACCGGTGCTCACACATAACCGCACACAGATGAGCCTGAAGAACCGCTCTCGTTTGTTCTATCAGGTGGCGGGTACAAGAAGTAAGGGGACGCTTGGCCGTGGAAAAGCAATCACATTCCTACATGGGACTGAAACTTCGTCATGGGGTGACGAGGAAGGACTTGCCTCACTACTGGCGTCTTTGGCTGAAACCAACCCAATGCGAATGTACATCTTTGAGTCTACTGCCCGTGGATTTAATATGTTCCACGATATGTATACCACTAGTAAAAGAGCACGCACGCAGCGCGCCATTTTTTGTGGCTGGTGGCGCAATGAACTGTATTCACTGGACCCTGAAGGTCAGACATACAAAGTGTATTGGGATGGCAGACTGACAGGTGAAGAAAAAGAATGGGTGCGTGACATTAAGAAACTCTATGGTGTAGAAATCAACTCGCGCCAGATTGCGTGGTGGCGTTGGAAACTCCTTGAAGGTATCAAGGATGACTCTTTAATGTACCAAGAGTTTCCACCTACTGAAGACTACGCCTTTGTGATGACCGGTACGTCATACTTCTCAAACGCTAGGTGCACAGATGCCGCTAAGATTGCTAAGAAAACAACCTGCGACTACTACCGCTACTCCTTTGGTGCAAACTTTCAAGACACCAACGTGCTCAAGTCTACAGAACGCCTTGCTTCTCTCAAGGTCTGGGAAGAACCGATTGACACGGCCTACTACGTCATTGGTGCTGACCCTGCTTACGGTAGCTCTGATTGGGCTGACAGGTTTTGCATCCAAGTGTATCGCGCCTATTCCGATGGCTTGGAACAAGTGGCGGCGTTTGCCACCTCAGAAATGAACACCTATCAATTTGCGTGGGTCATTGCCCACTTGGCAGGAGCGTATAAGAACTCTACGCTTAACCTTGAAGTCAATGGACCAGGTCAAGCCGTCATTAACGAACTCCGTAATCTCAAGCGCCTAGCTGCCAACATGGGTAACTCTATGGGTGCCTCACTCATGAACGTCTATGCGTCGATGACCAACTACATCTGGAGAAAGAACGACTCTTTAGGCGGGATGTCTTCTAGCATGGGATGGTTGACTACCTCGGCGACTAAAGAGCGGATGCTGTCCTACATGAAAGACTATTTTGAGCGCGGCATGATGGATATTTTGGATATGGATACCATTGAAGAGATGAAGACCGTGGTGCGTGATGGCGGGGCGATTGAAGCCTCTGGGCGCAATAAAGATGATCGCGTCATTGCGAGTGCTTTGGCCGCTGCTGCTTTTGCCGAACAGGTGCAACCTCAGTTAATTGGACGAAAGATTAGCCGCATGGTATCCAAAGTTGAACAAAACTTTACGCCTGAACAACTCTCTGTCGGGCGTAACGTCGGTGATTATTTAAAGAAGATTGGTGTCTATGGTAATGAAAACAATCCACACTAAAGCTGAATTGCTGAAAATAATTCACAGATTCTTGTCTGATAAAGACCGTGGCATTAGCATTAAATTGTTTGCCGAACTTTGTGGTATAGATCAGAAATACATAGAACGTGTCTTTCTCTTGCAAACCCATCCTTTAAGCGAATACGTTCAGCGGCGGGTAAGCAAAGGTTGGGATGAATGGCGCGGTGGCCATGTGGCGATTATGAAGAACCAAGACAATACAAAGTTTGTGCAGTACCGCAAGACCCCTAAGTCTTTAGCAATGCGCGGCTATGGACTACAAGTGGTTGGGGGCGAGATCAAGTTAAAACTTGGGATCAAGAACCGCGCAGACTATTCAGACACACTTGCAGACCAGTTAGGGGATTAATATGTCACGCATACTACGCGATTACAAATGTCAAGAACACGGTTTCTTTGAAGGTTATGAGGCCGTTTGTCCAGAGGGGTGTACCGATTATGTTCTCCAAGTTTTTCTCCAGGCTCCTGGGTTTAAAAGCGATAAAAGTAAAGCCGCCGACAAGCAACTTAAGCAACTCGCCAACGAATTCGGAATGTCAGACATCAAGTCCACCCGTGCCGGTGAAAACCAAGCCGGTTACCTCACCCGTAACAACAAGTTCAGCGAAAAAGAGTACGCCGAAGCCGAAAAATACGCTACGCCCAAAAAGCGAGGCCGCCCCCGCAAAGATGCCCAAAACCAACCTCAACCGCAAGCGGACGCGCCGCGCGAAGCCCGTGCTGGTGACTCAGCGGTCTGGGGCGGTGGGTTCCAAGGGATGAATATGCAATCCATCTTGGCCGGCCAGTTTGCACGACCTGTTGGACCGTCTTTAGGCAAAGAAGCTGAAATTACTAGCTTGACACCGCGTGCCGCAGGGATCAATAATGGGCCTACTGTTGATCCACGGGCTACAATGCGTGACCCTGATAACTTGCAGATCAAAAAATGAGAATCCCATCATCACCTAGTGAACGCGAGGTTGTCTACTTAGACCTAATGCGGAAGTGCATGGTGTCTAGAGAAGAGCGCAAAGGTGATTATGCGATTAATCGTGCATACTACTTGTTTGGCGCGGGGCCTGAAGAGCCTCCCGCTTACTTTAACAAAGTCAATCCGCACCTTGACCAACTCACATCCTTCTTGTATTCCGCAGAAAGCACCCGCTTTAGTATCGCGTTGGGTGCTGCGGTCAAGCACGATGAACACCGCAAGACACCAAGCCTTACGTTGGCACTTAACGACGAATGGCTAAACAGCAATGCTGACCAAGTATTTTCAACAGCATTGACTTGGGCGCTGGTCTACAACACCACCTTTGTCAAACTGGTCTACAACAACGGAATTCACCCGTACATGATTGAACCAAGCGCAATGGGTGTGCTGCGCGAGGACTTGCCTTATACCAACCGGCAAGAAGCTATTTGCCAGCGTTATTACATTACTCGCTCTGAGTTGTACTCGCGCCTATACTCGCATCCTAAGCGCGAAGCCATTGTCAAGCGCGTGACCACAGGCATCAAAGTATCTGAGTCTGACATCCCCGATGCGGTGAATCGGATTGTGCTTTCTCAAAGCAATCCCACCATGTATGGCCAAGTCAACATGGATTTGTACGGCCAAAACCGTTACAAAGCGCGTATTGCAGAAGATACCGTTGAGATGCACGAGCTGTGGGTGTGGAACGATGACACAATGGACTATCAGGTTGTTACGATGGCTAGTCCCGACGTCATTGTCTATGACCGCCCAGGCGCATCGTTGTTCTTAAAAGGCGAATG